AGTACCTGGCGTTCCAGTCGAACAACTACGCAACCGTGTACGCCGGCGCCGCAACTGATGCGGCTGACCTGCAGTTCAAGACTCAGGTGAACGGCTCGGACATCGGTGATTCGCGCCACCTGGTCCAGTGGGTCGACACGAACCAGTACTACCACACGCAGTTCGGTTACGCACCCACGCTGACGTCGGTGAGCAACGTGGCAATCATCCCGTACTGCCTGGACACGTCCAAGCTTCAGCCGACCGGTACGCTCAACTTTTCGCGTATCGACACCTACCGCCTGATTACACCGTCGACCATCACCATGAACAACATCGTACGTAACAGCATCACGACCTTCGGTGGTGCAGTGAACACGAGCGTCTTTGTGTACGCAGTCAACTACAACGTGCTGCGCATCCAGAATGGTATGGGCGCACTCCTGTACTCATCTTAAAGACATGGTACTATAAAGTACCATATGTCGACGCCAGAATCTGTCACAGCCCGTTTTATCAAGGCATTCGTCGCGACGAACGAAAGTCACGTCATCTGGCTTCAGAAAATGACTTTGCTCGCCGAGACGATGGGGAATCCCAATGTTCAGCAGAAGATTGTCGACGAGATTAACGCCAACCCAATGAAAATCAAGCTCTCCCAACTCGAGGCGCTCGATTGGCCGCACATTCACTTTGTGCTCGCCATGGCGTATGCCAAGGCGGTACTCAAATGCGATGCTTACATCCCTACTCGTGATACATCGAGTTGAGTCGATCGACGTAAAACTCGATCGGGATCGTCAGTGACAAGAGTTCACCATTCAGCCTAAAAATCTCATCATTTTTGTCAATCGAACTCAGTGAAATCATGTCCAGATAGGCCGTGACGCAAAAGATGCGTAGGTCCTCGAATTCCCAGGACTTGATTTCTATGAGATCATTTTCGTACGACGCGGTCGGTGTACCGCTTCCGTACAAAGAAAACACATTGTCGACGACCGACACGTTCGGCCACTCCTTCTGGCGAAGGACGTGCTTCTCGATCATTTCAGCCATGAAAGCCGCGTCGGACCTTCGCTTGAAGACGACCGTTGCCGTCTTCATCAGTTCATTATCCATATTCCATGCAAATACATTGTTCGGACTCGAGTGCAACGTGTACACCTTCCGGCTTCCGGCCCCGACCGTCACCTTGGGAGGTGGTCGCGTGAGTACGACCGACATATATTGTTCGCGCGTTGTTTTTCTAAATGCTTGCCGAAACACGGCCTGACTTATTCAGGCGATCGGCGACCGAGTCCGTCTCGGACTTGTAGCCTGCGTACGACCACGTGAGCGCGACATAGAGGGCTGTGGCCCCAAGTGCCAAAGCGAGTGCGTTCTTCATTTATGATACCCCGAGAAAATTAGTCTTCTGAGGAGAGACGGCTCCAAAAATCAAACACCCTCGGCGGCGCCTTGGGCTCGGGTTCCTTGGGCGGTTCGGCCTCGGGTTCCTTGGGTGGTTCGGCCTCGGGTTCCTTGGGCGGTTCGGCCTCGGGTTCCTTGTGTTCATCTTCGTACTTTTTCATCTCGTAGATGATTTCGATCATCGTGTACTTTTCACACAGTTCGTCAATGAGACTCGTGTCTCCTTCACGACCTTGTGCAGCCGCAAACATCTCGGCAAAGGCTCTTTTGGACTTTGTCATTTCTATGACCGAAGATAAAATGGCGTTTTATTCGACGCGTGAAGCGCCTTGGTAAAGTCGGGATTGTTGATCATGCACTCCCGGACCAGAATCCATAGATCATGGCGACCCGAAATGCCTTCGAGGGTGTCCCATATCATGGCTGTGTTCTCGTCATGGTTCTTCTTGAACGGCACCTGGGACGATTCCATCTTAACCTTTTCCTCGTTGAATCGCTGGATCATATACTTTTGTTCGATGGGTGTCATGGGGAGATCGAGGACGTAGACGTGGTAGACACTCACCGTGTCGGCGTCGGCCTCGGTGTCCCCTGGACCTTTATAATTGGTCGTGAATCGAAAGTAGGTGTAAGACCCGCTTTTCACGTCAATAAGTCCCCGGGTTTCTTCGTGCAACTCCCGGATTGCACAGCGTAAAGGATTGTACACCTCGCGGCGCCGGCATCCACCCGTCACAAAAGTCCACTCTTTGTATCGTCGATCATGCACGATGAGCATATGAGCTCGATCATTGATCATCGTCACTGGCACCGCTATCGCTTTGTGTCTCTCTCGTGGGTTCGGTGAATACATCTAATCTATGGTCATCAAAATATTTTGACATAGTTTGCGTACTTGGATTATACGTAATCAGGAAAAGCAAACCGATGAGCAACAACCATTTCCATATCTGCATTACTAAACGCTACGAAAATCCGACAAGACCATCAGGCGAACCAGGTCATCAAACGTATGCTTTGGTGACCACCCTGATACCCGTCGGAATTCAGACGAGTCGCCTGTAAGCACGTCAACCTCGGCCGGCCTGTAGAACGCCGGGTCGACCACGACGAGGTGTTCACCTGTGTCGGCGTCGACCCCAACCTCCTGCTCCCCCTGACCATTCCACACGACTCGCCGACCCCTGCATGCAAAAGCCTTTTCAACAAACTCGCGAATCGAGTGCGTCTCGCCACTCGCGACGACATAATCAGCCGGCTCGTCAAGCTGGAGCATATGCCACATCGCCTCGACATAGTCCTGCGCGTGACCCCAATCTCGCTTAGCATCCAGATTTCCGAGCCGGATCGGAATCTTGTTCTGGCCAATCGCCTTGGTAATCTTGCGGGTCACGAAATCCTCGCCGCGTCGTGGGCTCTCGTGGTTGAACAAGATCCCAGTGCATGCATAGATGCCATAGGCTTCGCGGTAATTCTTCGTAATCCAGTAAGCGTAAACCTTCGAGACTCCGTATGGACTGCGTGGCCAAAACGGCGTCTTTTCAGTCTGGGGTGTCTCGAGCACCTTGCCAAACATCTCAGATGTGCCCGCCTGATAGAATCGAAAGCGATGGTCGTTCGCCTGACGGATCGCCTCGAGCCACCGAAGCGTCCCGAGCGAATTGACATTCGCGGTCCACTCAGGTTGGTCAAACGAAACCTTGACGTGCGACTGGGCCGCCAGATTGTACACCTCGATGCACTCGAGCGTCTTGTCGGCCACCACATCATTCACGATGCACGTGATGCGCGATGTGTCAGTCATGTCGCCTCGAATCATGTTGAAATTTGGGTTATCGATATGCTCGAGACGTTCTTGCTTCGACTCACTGGTGTACCGAGCCATGCCGTACACCTTGTATCCTTTTCCAAGAAGGAACTCAATCAGATAGGAGCCATCCTGGCCAGCAACACCTGTCACGATGGCTGCTCGCATTTCTTATTTATATTCATCAAGCCTTTAGTAGGAATAGTCGGCGGCGTTCAGCTGAAGTTCTTTGCATGCGGCAACTAGCTCAGCAATCTTGGCAGCAGTCTCCTCGGATACAGTCGGGTCATCCTCTTCCTCATCAGATTCCTCAAAAATTTCAATGTGCTCTGAGATGGCATTTCGGCGGTGCTCGCAGAGCGTTTCAATACGTACGCCGGTCTCGAAATCATCTTTCTGCTCCGCATGAGCCAAGTACCCAAGTAGCAGGGCGAGCTTCATTTTTTGGCGGACCGAGAGCCGCATTGGGCACCAATACAGGTCCCAAAGTTCCTTCAGAACCATCTACTAGTCGATCACATTAATTTTTTCGCATGTATATCGCATGTCGTCACCTATAGACGTGGAAAGAAACACGTATATGTGGGACAATGAGGGCACGCGGTTGCTCCGCGAAGTCATTCTACCACGCCTCGATTCACACGAGGCTGAGTTACGGGATCTCCGCGAGGCCACTTGGCCAGTCTGTCAGGCACTCAGAGACTCGAAATACGTCGTGAACAACTCTTTGCCGTTCAAGAACGTTCCAGAAAAGCGCAAGTTTTTGCGTTTTCTCGACATTGACGAGATTCGTAAACTGTTGGGTCTCAAGGCGAAGTGGGCACGGATCAACGATGTTTCATTGAACGAGGAGCTCAAAATGATTCTGGTCGAGCAGTAAAACTTTTAGACGAGGAACTTTTCGGAACATGGGAACCTCGGTGGCATGTCTGTATCCACCGGTGTATCGATCAGCTTCCCGCCTGTGTGATGGATCCCCTCGGCAATGAAACGCTTGACATTCTCGAGCGTTTGATTTTCACGACCCCGATCCTTTGCGTGTGCATACGTCTTCAACTTTTTGTGAATCATCTCGGCGTCACCGAAGCTGCTGAGATGCCAACCAGAGTGCATGATGTACTGAAAGCGCCAGCGGTGATCCCTGAAAAAGTTGGGTCCGAGCTTCTTGAGCTCTCGGCACTTTGTGATCACCGTCCCGAACCACGGCTCACCCGTGAAGGTATACTTGAACGAGTACTCGAACATGTGCATGTGACACGTGGTCGTACGATCATTCACGAGACTCGCCTTGGTCATATCCGGGATCTCGTCGACATCCGAAATCATCACGATAGTATCATCCGGTACATCTTCGAGACCGTCGAGAATGCAGTGCCGCTGGTACTTTTCGCGCGACCACGGATTCGCATCGGTCGGCATATCCTTGGGGACAATGTGCCGGATCTTCGGCAACCATTTGGCGAAGCGCTCCTTGTTCTGCTCAAAGATGAGCTCTTTGGGTGTCCCGACATGAGTCACGTCCGACTCGACGAGCACGAAGAGGTCGACATACTGATCCAGAATCGACAGACGAAGTTCGAGGATGTCCAGCTCATTGTAAAACATAAAGGCGTCGACAATCATGGGATATCGACGCCTTTTGTATTTAAATATCTAATTCTATTCTATGTGGCGCTTGTTCGTCCTCGGGGTCATGTTTGCAGTCCTGATTGGGGTGATAAGCATACTATGGAACAGACGGAATCGTATCCGTATCGTCGTCAGCATGACGACGATACCATCCAGGCTCGACAACCTCGACAAGGTGCTCGCGTCGATCATCGAAAATCAAACTGTAAAACCTGACGTGGTTTACCTCAACGTGCCACACGTGTTTGGTCGGACTGGTGAGGTGTACAATCTTTCAAAAATGACGTATTCCGACCCGATACTCAAGATTCTTCGCTGTGATGACTATGGACCCGTGACCAAGCTGCTTCCGGCGCTCGAGGCTGAACACGGGAACGAACGGACCGTCATCATCTATGCTGACGATGACAACATCGCCCCGCCTGATTTCATAGAACAGTATGTCGCACAGAGCCGAAAAAAACCGGGACATGTCATGTACACACGGTGTGGTCAAAGATTTTACTCCAAGAGCCCGACGCCCGTCGATGACAAACAGGGGTGCACCATACCAGAGGCTTTCGAGGGTATCCTTTTGCCTGTCGATGCGATCGAGGACCTCGAGGATTTCAAGTCTTTTGTGATGAGAGCCATCCGAAATAAGAGTTGCTTCAAATCGGATGACTATGTCGTCGGGGCATATCTCACGAGTCGGGCCATCCCGCGAAGCCCGGTCAAAGGTATAATGGATCGCTTCAATCGTCTCGTGGACAAGGATGGTCTGAGTGACATTGATGGCGCGCACGCGGCTCGCTACGAGCCATGTTACAAGTATCTCAAGGAAATTTCAATCTGATATTCAACCCTCGTACGTCAAATTGATGTTGTTCATAATCATGTTCTTCGTCAATGGCTGCCCGGAACCGTACCGATACCATTTTCCATTGCTCGCGTTTTTGACGTATGGGCTTCCGTTTGAACTCATTCGACGATTCATATTTGCCCACAGGATGAGTTGAGAATATGGTACGTCATCGAGTGCATGTCTGTCCCCGTGAATGAAACGCTGAACCTTGGCATCGATACTTGCCAATACACGTGGTAAAGTAGACCCTTTAAGTCCACGGAAATTCATGAGACGTTTTTGGTATGCGTCCCATGTATGGATTTTACGCCGAAGTCGTAGATGCCCCCTCCAATCTCCGATGTGCTCTGGAACCTGTGCGTTGATACGTTTCCCGTGTTTGTTGAACGT